GGACAGTAGTAGTTGTTCGGGAATCCCGGGCAACTGTCTCCGGGCTGCGGATACTTCGCGACCTTTGAGAAAATCTCGTATCGAAGTGAAAGAGATCCTCCCGTCGATCGCATCTCGAACGAGTTGAACGGAGGGATTCCGACGCCATACCTCGTCATCGTCGTCGATATCTGTCCGCTGACGAGAGACATCGCGACTTCAGTAGTTCCCGCGTAGACGGACCATCTGTAGGAGAAGTTCAACTCAAGAGGCTTCGATGCATCCGGGAAGCAGCAGACCGGAGGAGGGACGTCGCAGCAGCAGGCGGTGCAGGCCGCGTCGACGCTCATGTCTCCTCGCCGTGAATCTGGACCGCGATCGCGCTCGCCGTGTCCGATCGGATGAAGATCCGGTCGCCAGCCGTCAGATGGCGCGGTGAATCGTCGAGGAGCGTCGCGTTCCCTCGGAGCGGCGCGTCGTAGTAGACCGCGTTGGACGTCGCGGCCGACTCTCCCGGCGCGACGATGTGCAGCCGGAACGTCGCCGTCGTCGTCCCGACGTTGCAGACCGAGAGCGAGTCGATCCGCAGGGTCCGGCCGCTCGGCACCTCGTAGACCGAGACGGTCGACGTGCGCGCGAGGACCGCGACGATCCGCCGGCGAGCGCGGTATCGGTCGAGACGGTTGATGTCCGATGGAAGCGCGCTCATGTGCAGGCGAAGGAGTAGCCGTTCGGGACCGAGAAGACGTAGCCGTTGAGCGTTGGAATGCAGACGACGATCGTGTCCACCTTGATCGGCTGGCGCGTCGCCGTCGATCCGGCGACGTGCACCGTGCCGACGCCGATGTTCCGGTTCGCAGGGACATCGACCGCTTCCTCGCATCCGTTGAGCGCTTGGAACGATCCGACGCCAGTCGCCTGATACTGCGCCGTCGCGAGCGTCTGCACCTGAACGTCCGTCAGCGTGTAGAGCCACTTTGTGTTCGCGGTGATCTGCGTCGTCTGCGTGATTCGTCCAGCGCGCACGGATGCGCTCGATGACGCCGCCGCGCATTGTCGGAAGTACAGTTTCCCATCGGCTGCGACATGGCCGAGAATCGGGACGACGGTTCCGATCGGAGGAACCGGAAATACGATCGGAGCACCGAAGGCATCCGCGCCGACAGTCGATGTGACGCCGCCAGATACCGCGTTGTAAGAGTCGCTTCCGGGCGACGTCACCGCGACCTCAACGAAACTCCCCTTGGCCGCATTGCCCGATCCGCTCTGTCCCTGCACGCGCGCGAGGATGACGCGACCGAGGATCTGCCGCGTTCCGGCAGGCATCGACGGGTCGACGTTCTCGATCCGATCGAAGGCCTCGTTCAAGTGGTGGAACTCGAGTTTCCCCACCTTGCCGGATGTGAAGCGCGGTAGCGTCATCGGTTCAGTCGGCGAGGATGTAGAACTGGAGAGTCAGCGCAGCGGTGTTCGCTCGAGCGGTCGGAGCCGTCGTCCCAAGCCTGACGATGCAGGCCTCGCCCTTCTTCAGTTTGGCGAACGGAACGAAAGATCCCGTTCCAGTCCCGATCTCCACGAAGTTCGTCGAATCGGTGTTTCGGAAGTAGGCGTATCCGGGAGTCGAGACGTCGGTGATGGTGATGGCTTCCGCCGTCGTGCCGATCGTCTGGACTCCTCCGATCGCGTTGCTTCCGCTCATGTCGACGGAGAGGACGCCGGGATTCTCCGAATGCGAGAGGAATGACTTCTCGACTTGCATCTTGAGGTTGAGCGTGATCTCGTTCGCCATCAGAAGTTCTCCGAGAGGAGGTTGAAGTTCGCGAATCCGGGAAACGGCTGGACGAGATCCACGAACTCGGCGCGGAAGACGCCCTGCGCGTCGGCGTTCGTCTGAACCTGCCCGAGTTGATTCCGACGCGGACTCTGGACCATGTGGTAGTCCTCGTCCTGACGGAAGCGGTGCGTGATCTGGAACTTCTCGATCCCGATTCGCGTCGCCGTCGCGCCCGTGTAGAGCACCTGTCCGATCGGAGCGCCTTGGAACGCGACGAGATTCCGCCGGCCGCGCGCGAGCCGGATGTTCTGGCTCCTCGTCGGAAACGACGCCGCCGAAACAGTCTCGACGATCGTCACGTCGCTCATGCGGACGAGAACGGAGAGCGGCACTCCGGCCTTGTCGATCTTCGTCCCTCCGCAGTCGACTCCGGTCGCCGTTCCGTTCGTCGGGATCGTGACTCCAGTCCGGTACGCATCGCGGAACTCGGCCGCGTAGTCAATCGTGATCTGGACGTAGCCCTCCTCCTGCGGCAGTTTGTCGCCGGGTTCGGAGTTCTCGTAGGTGAAGTCGACTTCCCAGACGCCGAGCGTGTCCGGCACGCTGCGGATGTTGTAAGCCGTGCAGTAGATGACCTTCTCGTCCGGGAAGAGTTCTCCGATGTCCGGAAGCGTCACGCCGAACTGCTGCCGCACGGTCTTCGGCGTCGTGATCGTCGAGGAGTCGTCCCAGATTCGGAACTTGCGCGACGCCGTGACGCGGCCTCCGCTCTCGGAGAAGGCGCGCGTCTCCTGCAACTCGATGTACTCGACGGCCATTACGCGAATCCTCCAGCGCCGCCGGTCGAGACGAGCGACTCGAGCGCCCGGACCATGCGCGCGTCGTTGTTCTTCTTCTCAGAGTCGGGATAGGCGTCGAACTTGAACGTCCCTAGCGCCGTGCTCGCGCCAGTGATTCCAGCGGCCTGCGACGTGATGCGCTCTTCCTCGATGCGCGTCGCCTCGTCGAACGCCTGCTTCTGATCGGCGATCTGCTTCTCGCGCGCCTTCGCAGCGTCATCGTCTGCCTTCTGCCGATCCTTCGCGATCTTCTCCGCGGCCTTCCTCTCCTGCTCCGCGGCGTCCTCGATCGCCTTAGCCTCCTTTGCGGCGCGATCGGCGATGATCTTCGCGTCGGCCTCCTCCTGCTTCGCGATCTTGTCGCGCGTCTCGTCCGCGTTCAACTGGACGCGCGCCTCGTACTCGCGACGGATCGCGTCCTTCTGCGCCTCGCTGTTCGCGTCCGCGAGTTTGTTCGCGGCCTCGAGTTCGAGCCGCTGCTCTTCCTTGAGGCCGCGCTCGAAGATCGCCTGCTTGACGTCGCCTTCCTTCTCGAGCCGGCGGACGGCGATCTCGAACTCGAGATCAGCGGCGGTCTGTAGCGTCGCCGTCGCCTCGCGCGCCTCGGCCTCCTTCTGCGCGACAACCTTGAGACGGCGGTCAGCGGCCTCGATTGTCTTCTCGAACTCCTCCTGTAGCCGCGCGTCCATCTGCTCGCCTGTCTCGTAGCCGAACGCGCTGACGAGAGCCGTGCCGATCGACGTGCCGAGCCGATACGCCGCGCCGATGATCGGCGTCGACTTCACCAGATTCTCGATGGCGGTGCCGATTCCCTCCTCGCCGGCCGTCTCCGCGAAGTCCGCCACCCGGTCAAGCAACTGGACCGGGTTGATGAAGCCCTCGAACTTCTTCGAGATCGACCCTCGCGAGCGGTCGAGCCATGCGCCGAACTTCGACTGATACTTGTCCGCTGCGGTCTCGGCGGACTGCGCGGCCTTCTGCTCGGCATCGACGAGACTCCGCTCCATCTCGGAGTAGTCGGCCTTGACCGAGATTGTGATTTCGCCGCCGTTCATCGGATGCTCTGCTCCACATATCGGCGCGCCCACGTCTGAGCATCAGACGCCTTCGGCTGCTGCGACTCGAAGCCGCGCGCCGCGAAGACGAGATGCGCCTCGAACTCCGCGCACGTTAGGTCCAGCGGGTTGCCGAGTCCCGGCGCGCTTCGCGCGATCAGATGCGCTTCGGCGAGCCAGTCCCGCGGCCTCGGCGGTGCCGCGGGGCCGCTCATTTTCCCGCAGGAGCCTCGCGCTCATCCTCGCGACCGAAGCCGAGAAGACGGAGCGCGAGTTCCGTGAGCGCCTTCGGCTCGAGTCCGTCGCCGATCGCCTCGGAGAACTCGGAGCCAGCCTCGATGACGCGCATCGCGCCGGCGAGCGTGTAGCAGTCGAGGATGAGCGCAGAGGCGACGAGAGCGTCCCTACGCGCCTTCTCGACCGCGGCGAGCGCGTTCGGCTCTCCGGCGATCTCGGCGTTCCTGCGCGCGATCCTCGCGCGTTCGTCGGCGAGGTCCGCGGTGAGCGCGATGCGCTGGCGAACGGTCAACGGGCGAGCGGTGACGACGCGCCCGTCCGGGAGCGTCACGTCGATCGGATGTACTGCCATTCTTCTATCTCCGCTTTGCCCGGAGCGCCGCGAGGAACTCGTCGCCATTCGTGACGAGAGAGCGATCGTCGGCGCGCCGAGCCATGTAGAAATCGAGATTCGCGAGCGTGACCGCGCTCGCGTTGAGAGCGTACTTGACCGCCGCTTCCTCGTCGATCTTCCCCGGCGAGATGCGCCGAGTAATCCGACGCCCGTCCTTCGTCTGGAGCGTGACGATCCAGTCGGAGGAGCCGGGAGCGAAGAGAGCGATCGTCTCGGCGCTCATTCGGTCAGCCAAGTGACAACGGGAGCAACGCCGTCCGCGTTCGCGAAGTTGACCGTGCAAGTCAGTTCGCCAGCCGCGTTGCTGTTGAAGGCGAACGACGAGAAGGCAGCGTTGCTGACGATCTTCGCGTCGTTCGTTCCGGTGCCGTCATAGATGGTCAGCGTGACGGCAGGCCTAGCCGCGGTTCCCTCTTGAGTGGAGGTGAAGAGCGAGGTCGCCGTGCTTGTCGCCGTCGAGTTGACACCGACGATGCAGTTCAACGTGCCCTGAAGGTCGAGCATCCCAAGCCGGATGCGCTTGCCCGTGTCTCCGAACGACGTGTGATCCGCCGAGAAGCGGGAGAGCGTCGCCGCGTAGGAGTTGATCTTCAAGAGGCTCTGCGCGCTCGAGTTGATCGTGTAGGAGACGTTTCCGTCGCTGCCGATGAGATAGCGGTCGATTGGCATGGCTTGTTCCTTAGATGTCGTGCGCGACGACGCGCCACCGTTCGATCATCGTCCAACCGTCGTCCGTGAATGAGGGGACACCCCTCGAGACGCGCGTCGCGCGAGCCGCGTCGAATCCGGTCACGGACATCGGAGTCGCGAGCGCCGTCGAGATCGCGTCGGCGACGTTGTAGGCGTCGAGCGGCGAAGGCGTCGCGTACTGGATCTGAAACTCGACGTCGAGTTCGTGCTTCGTGAGTCCGCCAAAGAACGGCGTCGTCCGCACCTCCGTCGCCGCGAAGATCAGCAGCGGGAGCGTCTGGTTCGCCGGCGCGGAGTTGAGGTATATCTTCTGCCCGACGAGAGCCGTGAGGCTTGCCGTCGCGTAGAGGCGCGTCTTCATCGCGTCGAGGATCGCCTTGCTCATTTCGCCTCCCGGAGCGCGGACTTGATCTGGACGGCGATCAGTTTGATCGAGACGTCGGCGATCGGCTTGAGCGATGGCTTGAGGTATGGGCGCTTCTTCATCCGTCGCGTTCCGAACTCGAGGAGCCGAGCATACGGAACGTTTGATCCGAAGCGGAGAATCGACACTCCGGACTGCGTGTAGACCTGAGAGATCGAGTCGCCTCCGCCTCCCCAGACGCGCTCGACGCTCCACGACGCACGCAGGCGATTCGTATTCACGGCTGGCGGGTTCCCCGGTAGCGACGCGCGATGGTAGCCGCGAGCGCGGAGGTTTCGTCCCTTCGCGTTTCCCTGCGAGACGCGATAGAGCGTTCCTGTTCCGGGACGCGAAAGCGTTCCGCGAATGATTCTGCTCGCCGCGATCTGTGTCGATCCGAGTCCCTTGACGACACCGAGCCGAATCGTCGCCTCGATCGCGTCCTTCTTGAACTTCGCGCCGCTCATAGTCCGATCTCCGGCGCGACCTCTGGCTCAACCTCGACGGCATCGACGACGGTCATGCTGAGATGCGGAGCCGCAAGCGTCTGTTGCAACTCGCCCGGATTCGTCGAGCCGATGACTCGCCATTTTCTGGTAGGTACCTGTGCTGGAAGATCACCGTCATAAATCTCAGAGTCGATCGCTACCGATGTTCCAGCGGGGAAAAATATCTGAACGCCAGTCCTTCCCTCCTGCCGTCCCTGCGCGAAAGGCTCGGACTGCGAGGACGGCTGCACGAATCCTCGTTTCGTGACGAGTCTCCCGAATGTCCGGATGACGGAGCCTTCGGTTCCGGTCGAGTAGACCGGAGCGTATATGTACAACTCAATGCCGAA